ACCTAATGCTTGTCCAACTGGGTTAGCACCGGGAGCCGTGGTTGCTGTAAGTGTACTCTGTGTTGTTGGTAAATTTGTCATAATACCTTTTAAGAATTCTATTCTTTGATAAGGTTCGTATTGTCTCTGTAATGCAGTTTGTCTTTGAGCTTCTAAACCAGCCTGACCTATTCCTCTTTGAACTGCACCCGCCTGCATTTGTGCTTGAATGTCTGCAAGAGACATAGCTTGTTGTTGTGCACCTAATGCACCTAAAGTTTGACCAGCTGCCAATTGTTGTTGTCTTTGTGTTTGAGCTCCAGCCAATGCAGTTTGAAAACCTTGTGCTTGTGCTTGACCAATATTAGCAAGTCTTGCTCTTTCTATTTCAGCTTCTGCAATACCTTGTCTACCTCCACCAAATGCACCACTAGCAACTGCTTGTGCTCCTAATCTATTTGTAGCCATTTGTGCTTGTCTTGTAATTTCATCTGTAACAAATGATTGATAAGGATTTAAAAAAGCTGATATATTTGGAGCAGTTTGTGCCGTTTGTAAAGCACTTATACCTTGACCTACTGTACCAGCTCCAACACCCGTCTGACCAGCTTGAGTTATAGCAGCTTGTTCAATTCCAGATAAAGGAGCAACTTGAACTGCTGGTAATGATACTGGAGTTGCTGCTAGTTTTGCAGCTTGATCATAGAGTGATAGTTTTCTTGCTTCAACGCCTGGGGCTTCTCTTTGTGTTACAACTGAACTTCCTGAACTAGAAGCTGGAGCACTACTTCCACCACCACCAAATATAAAACTCATTATTTAATCTCCTTTGTATATAAATATCTTTTTACACCCCAACCTTTTGTTTTCAAAAAAGGTTGCCAACCGGGTCTTGCATGTACAGCAATTCTTTTACAATCTGCTGATTTAGCAAGTCTTTCAATTATATCAGCAAGTTCGTCTTGCCACAATTCTCTCTTCTCTCCCTTTAATAATATTACTTCACATTGATTAAAATTAGGAAGAGCCGTGATTCGTGTAACACATACTCCGAATACTTTGTATTGAATACCATCATCAGAACCAAACATAACAAACAATTGCATTTGGCCTTGTTTAATTAATTTTTTTAAATGAGTTATGTTCATTGGATCACCATCATATTTTAAACCTTCTCGCAACATAAACTCTACCAAATTCCAATACTCATCAAGTAGTTTTGGAAAAATTTCAAGTACCTCTACTTGTTTAATTATTTTAGTTTGGTTTACTTGCATTAACTAAATCGTAAATTCTTTTTAATTTTTTTTGTTGATCATAGAAAAAATCTGCACCAGCTTTTCTCATACCTTTAAAACTTTTTGGATCTGCACCAGATAAAATACCTGCACCTAATACAGCATCTGCTCTAGATACAAATTCACCATCAGCTAGTTGAGCTAACATTGTATCTTCATCTTTGTTACCAGCTCCAGCTCCATCTTCAACATAACCTTCTGCTCTTACATAATTGTTAACATCATTTTCGTTATGGTCTATTTTAGATGGTAAATAATTTACACCACCTTGATTATATTTAGGTATTGCAGTTGCAAGGCCACCTTGATTTGCATAAAACATATTTGAACCAAATACATCTGATCTTGTAGGCATAGCGTTTTCAACTGGTTGGAAACCACCTTCAAGTTTTTGAGATTGTTCTTTGTAAGCTTGTTTGTAATCTTCTTCAGTAAATGGTGGTTTAAATTCTTCTTCTTCTCCACCTAATAAAGGCAAAACTGATGAAGCTATTAACGCAGTTTCTAATTTATTATCTTTTGCTTTTTGTAATAATGCTTGAATACCTTTAGGATCTTTCTTAGCAGTTTCTGCACCAACTGATAATGCTTTTTGATATCCTGGATTTCTAAATTGTGCACCAGCTACAGCTTCTTTTGGTAAAGTTGGTAATGTACTAGCAGCTTGTTGACCAAAACCTAATGATGAAAAAGCAGGTCCTTGACCTATGCCCATATTAGCACCTAGTGCAGTTTGGCCTATAGCATAAGAACCACCACCAACAATGGCAGCATCTCTTAATGCTCTTTTAGTAGATTTACCTCTAAGTTTTTGTACGCCAAATGTGGCTAATGCTAAAGTAAATGGATCCATATAGTAATTTCCTAATTATAGCATATATTACCATTTTACTCTTTGCTTATCAACTCATCAACGAAACGACCTTCATAGGCATGTTCTCCAATATGTGCTATACCAGAGTCAACATAAGCATAACATTTACCACCTATATCTTTCCATAATTTACAAAAACTAAAATCTTCTCCTAAGTATGATTTTGTTTCAGGATCATGTAAACAATCAAAAAAGTTCCACATATGAGGCCTGTCAACATACTTACCATTAATAACAGTTTTTTGAACTATTCCTTTATTAGGGTATGCCTTTATCATTTTTTCAAAAACAGATCTTTTAATAAGCATACATCCAGTTGGACTATGTGTAACCTCCATTACACCATTATCTAAAATAATGCTATTTGGATTTTCAACTTTAATAGGATAAGTGTTCAACCATTTTTTTAAATCCTCTGGTTTGTTTATTTTACCTTGTTTGATCTTATCAAACAATTTATCCCACATCATAGTTTTAAGTGGATAAGGTATTGAAATTAATTCTTTATCTTTTTCAACCATTTTAAAAATAGATGGTGAATGGAAATATATATCTGAATCTATAAATAACATATGAGTATGTTTACTTTCTAAAAAACTAGATACACATAAATTTCTTCCTTGGGTAATTAAAGATGATTTCAATAAACAAAATTGTGTTTCAACACCTTTGTCTAAAGCGAGTTTTTGAAATTCAAGTAAAGCTTGAGCATAATGTATGGAACAATCACTATGTACTGGAGTTGCTACAAAAATAGAATAATCTTTTTTGCTTTCTTTTTTATTATTTTTTTTCTTCCACAGTGGAGCTATAGCTTTTTCATATGGTTGAGAATCAGTTTTAATTTCAGTTAAAGTTTGATAAGTATCCTCATTTATAAATTGATCATTTTTTTTCATTTAATGCACCTTTCAAAAACATAGTCCATTCTTGACCTTTCTTTTTCCAATTGTAAAATCGTTTATAAAATTTTTGTTGTTCATCTAAATGTTCTTGTATAAAATCTTCATGCAAATAATCAGCAGCAGTATTTATAGCAGCTGCAGTATCAATAGCCATCTGTTCATAGTTTGTAGAATAATTTACATACACTGGCCATTCAGCACAAGTTTCATACAAGGCACCAAAATTATTTGTAATAACATGAACACCACTCGCTAAAGCTTCTAATGCTGACACACATGAAGTTTCTTCGAAAATAGATGGGTACACAAACATATCATAATTAGGCATCATCTCTCTAATATACTCATTTGGTTTATAGCCAATATAATTTACATTTGGTAATTCTTTTGCTTGTTCGTAAAGAGGTAAAAATTCTTTATCATGTGCTTCACTAAATTCACTTCCATAAATTTTTGATGAAGAGTAAACATCTAAAGTAATATTTGGATTTTTTATTTCTTGCATTGTACGCAATAAAACATTTAACCCTCTCCATGGAGTACAGTGATGGACAAGTTTTATAGGGTTTCCTTTTTTGTATATTTTTCTAATAGGAAATTGATCAATACCATTTTTAATTACTATTGATCGTTCAGTGGGTATATTAAAAAAGTATCTAAATTTTTCATAATTCCAATGACTATTAAATACATACCAATCATATTCTTTATGTCTTTCTTTGTTTGTAAAAAATTCTTGTAAGTTTGGTTGATCATAAGAATTTTTTTGCCAAAGTATATTAAGTTTATTTGGATCAATAGGCACTTTACCCGGTATAGAAGTACATATTTGCACTTGGTCTAAAATATCTTTAGATACATATTTTTCTAACAATTCATGTTGTATTTCTGTTGCACCTCTAGGTTTCATTTAAATCCTTATATTTTTTTAAAGTTTGTTCATTTGTTATTATAAAAAAAGGTTGTACCCATCTTTCATCTATTCTTTGATCAAAAGGAACACTATGTGGTTGTTGAGTATCATAATATACACATCTATTAACTTTTGATCCTATTATAATTGTTGGGTCAAAATCTCTTTCATCATTATATAATTTTGTTCCATCTAAAATTGAATTAGAATTAAAGTAAACTAAACCTGCATAATCAAATGTTTCCTTATCTTTGTGTGGTCTATCTTTTTTATATACGGCAGATTCTTTTAGTTCACTTAATTTTATTTTTCTCAAAAAAGTTTCTACATAAAGAATTTTTTGATTTGTTTTAGTTTCAAATGTTTTTTTAAATATTGAATAAGGATGTAAAGGATGCTCACTTCTTTCAAATACACTTGTTTCATGAACAGGGTATGCCTGAAGTCTATGTGTTACAGCCCAATCTCTTGATCTATGTGTTTGATCAAAAGGTAAATTTACAAAATGTGCTATAACTAAGCCAAGGTCACTTTGACTATAAAAATCTTCAATAACGTTGAACATTATTTTTTAGTAAGTGCATCCATTGAAACTCTTGTGACTTTAATTTCTAAATCTTGTCTAAAGTCATCATTTGTAGTGTCCGTATTAGGATCGGCAACATCTGCATCAAACTCTGCTTTGTCTGCATAAACTTTTCCAGTTCTTTTGTGTTTGATAACTTCTTTAGCTTCTGCTGGTATTTTTGGTATGTCATTCATAATTTAACCTATTTTCTAACATTGTTTCTTAAGTTGAATGCTATACCATATTTTACTCCTTTTACCAAGGGTTTTGTACCATGCATTATTATTCCAGAAAAAAATAAAAATTTATTTTTACTACATTTTACTGATTTTTTTAACTCAGGAAAATCAATAAACATTTCACTATCGTTTAAATAAAATATGCCAGAGTAATCAGTCATATGACTATGTTGCTCAGTAAAATCTTCTGCGTTTACTTTAAAGCCCCAAGCCTCATGTAATGTTAATTTTGGTAGACCTAATTCCATATCTCTAACTGAAGTGTAAAGTAATTTTCTAAAAGTTTCATCTTTACTAAAATAATCCCAATGAGTCATTTGACCTTTAAGATTTGTCCAATAATTACAATTATCTTCTTTTTTAACACCTTCGTCAATTAAAGGAATAAAATAATCTGCAAAACAATCATTAATTGTAGATTCAACAAATAAAATCTCTTTAGGTATTTTTATATTAAAATGTGTTTCAATCAAGATCTTCCTTGTCTGTTATATTTTTTATACGATCTTTTTTCACTTTTTGAAAGACTTTTTTTGTGTCGTCTCGGTCTTTTCCTAGGTTTTGGTCTTGGTGTAAAGTTTACAAATTTTTGTCTAGCCATTTTCTTGAGATCTGTCTATTTGTGCATAACTAATAACACCTTGTATTGTATTACTGCCCGTAGCTGATGTTACTGTTATTGCATCACCTGCTTCTAGATTTAAACCTTGTGGGGTAGCATTGACTTGAGACTTGGCTGCAATTTCATCTCTAAAAAATTCGTATTCAGTGTTTGAATCAGAAGAGTCTACAAAATTCATATTAACTAAAATACCAGATGAAGCATCACTGTTTGAACAATAAACGCTTTTAACAATTACTGTTGCATCTGTAGGACATGTAAACACAGTAGTCTTACCTGTACTAGCTTGTTTAAAACCTTGATTTTTGTATCGTATTGTCATGTTAAAAAATAATTAAATGCATCTATCTCGTTTTTAATTTCTTGTTGATAAGAAGTGTTTAACTTATCTTTAAGAGTTTGTAAAGATTGAGCTACCTGCCTTTGGTTATCTTCAGTATAAATTGGTGTTGGCTCTGGAATAACTATATCTACTCTTGCCATTATCTCATTCCATCAGGTTGCACATCAGCTCTAAAAGTTCCATATCTCCAGTTTTGATCTGTAGAAGTATTAGCAACTTTTATACTTGCAAATCTTGATCTTGCTCTAGTATCTACTTTGTCAGTTGTACTATTTACTGTGAAAGGTCCGAGAGGCGAGGATGTTGAAGTATCAGACGGAAATTTTCTTAGATTAATAGTTATCTGTGCGTCACCAGTAATTAATTTAAAATCAGGCACAAATCTTCTTATACTCATAAAAAACTGACCATCTCCTCCTTGAGATAAATCAAAATCTCCTGATTGAATGAAGGCTTGTATTGCTGTTTTATTACCAACTGAGTCTACTTGATTATTACCAACTTCATGAGCATAATAAGTTGATGCACCATTTTGATTTGTAACTCCTTGTATTGTTGGAAAAGAAGGAGTGCCTGTTGATGAAAATTCTGTTGCATAAGGATTATCATATAATGTAGCATCAAACCATGTAGTTCTTGAAAGAGATCCAGTCGTCCAAGTATTTTCTGTGTAATTATAAGTTACAACTCTATCAATTAATGTTGATCCAGATTTAGGATAAAACCAACTTATCTCTTCATAAAGATGATTTAGTCCCGCATAGATTTGTTCTCCATTATCATAACTTATACCAAGATTATCTCCTTTGTCTGTAAATACAAAATCTTCAACTAAACACGGAACTGATTTAACTGTACCATCATATACAAAAAATCCTCCAGCTTGACCCATCCACCAAACAGCTCCATTAGCATACTTAATAGCGTGTTGACCAATAGCTCCACAATTACTTCCAACTTGTCTTATTGAAAATGTAAAAGGAGGACCAACAAACTGCATTACATAAGCTGATGTGTCTGTTAAAATTAAAATATAATCTTTACCTCTTACGGCTCCAACTATTTTGGTTCCTGAGTCTATCCTAAATGTACCAGCAGTATTAATTGAAGTTGGAGCATAATCAGATATATCTTCTTGGTCTGAAAACCTTATAAACATTTTAT